CCTGACTGGCACGAGATAGGGCGATGGAAACTGATGCAAGGTCTCTGCCTGTGGCAATAGAAATATCTTGAGCGAGATTGAGCAGGTCTTGTGACTTAGTGAGGTCACCTGTCGCTCGAACCAAAGTCCCAAGCGAAGCCCGCAACTCGGTATCAGATGTTCCGGTGCGAAGTTGAGTGACCGAAATATATCGCTCAGCCGATTCAGTCAACGCCTCATTAGCACCAAAGGTTTTCTCAAGCTGACGCTGTAACTCTGCCTGCGACTTCTGGTCTTCCATCGCAGCCTTAACTGCCCCAACCAACCCAGCCGTAATCCCACCCAATGCTGCGGTAGCACCCGCAGCCAACAACGCAAAACCAGGTATCGAATTAGAGACCGACTTCTGCAACCCTTTCAGGCCACCAGACAACTTCCCGAAACCTGAAACAGCACCAGCCGTGTCGGAAATAAACTTAACAACGAACGTCCGTTCACCAGCCATGCGAAGATTCTACTCAATAACAGACAACCCATTCCGCAAAGCAACAAACTCATCGAGCATCGCAGAATACAAAGCCCGCCCAGATAGACCGTCCCAACGAGAAATATCTACAGGAGCATCCCACCAAGCATCAGACAATATCTCTGAACCAGCACGACGTGCACGAGGTTGACGAACCTGCTTCGAGCGAGGCGAAACAGGATTAACAACAGGTTCAACATCTAACCTGAACGACGAATCCAACAACACACCATGACCCTCATGGAACTCAAACGGCTGATCGGGTGCATGTTGAGGTAGATAGAAAATACGAGCAGGGTCTTTAGTCTGAGGGTCACCGACCAACCCGATACGGTCATGCAACTCAGCCCACACAACCCGCCACAACGAAGCAGGCACCTTCTCCGCTAACGGCAAAACAAGGTGATAGTGAGGGTCATCTAAACGATGCGAATAAGTGGAATAAGCAAACCATTGCAAACCGTCAAGTCGAGCATGGTCAAACGCTTCACCGTCCATGTCAACAACCAACGCCTCAACAAACCTGACATTACGGTTGCCTCTGGTAGTGCCAGGATCGTACTCAACCGGAGACCACAACGCACCAGCATCCTTGACAGCGTTCTCCTCATGGAACGACAACAGCTCTTTCAACTGCTCCCAAGACGAAGCGAATCGCTTCGGATAAATGGACTTCGTGTTAGCAAATAAAACAGCCATAACCCCTCCTACCTAGAGGGTACAGGAAATCAAGCCGAAGTCAAGAACCATCCTTCAACGTGTTCAACACTTTCTGAATTGCGTCCAGATATTCCTTTGCGATATTGCCCTTCTCCTTACGAACGGTCTGCCAAAAGAAATAACCCGACCTACCACGATGACGCAAGAACTGCTGAGTCCGAGGCCTAGCCTGACCACCGAACTCGGCACCAAAGAACACGTCACCCCTAGTCACCTTCCGTTTGCGCTTCCTGTTTGGATTTGACTTAGAAACAAACGCAGACTTCTCACTCAACTTAATTGTCGGAATACGGTCACGCCTAGCCCGCATCCCCTTCATCACCTCAGTTGCCTGACGGGAACGGGTGACAGTCGCAGCCTCAGCCTTAGCCTTCTCATTCAGATTCTCTGCGACCTGCTGGGCAGCCTTACGCATCTCAGTATTGAACCGTTCGTCAGCCTTAGCAGCATCACGCAAAAAGTTTGCAAGACCAACAATCTCTACCGGTTGATTGCCACCAGTAATTGTGACTTGACCTGCTCTACCAAAAACCGCCATCACAACAGACTACTTGTTTAGATGAATTGCTCTCCAACGCAAATAAGCAAACATGGTGAACAACATTCGAGGGTCTTCTGCCAGCAACACCGATGGAGCGATACCTGTCTCAACAGACAGGTAAGCCATCATCCAATGCGCTGACTGGTCTCCAAAGGGACGATCACAGCGTTAGCTTGATCCCCCAACTCCAAAGTTTCAACATCGTTAATCCATGAATCAAAATCTAAACCCGTCTTCTTTTGACGATGTTCAGAATGCCATGCAATATAGGCAAGGTCAGTCAAAGTTAGTTCGGCTTCAAACTTCGCAACACTCTTATTGAACTTCTTTTCAAAAGCAATAAAGTCTGGGAATGTTGCCATGATGGTTCGCTTGGACTGATCCAAAGCAGAAGTCATCTCTAGAGCTATCTTCATTTTCTACCTCCGCAGGTAAGGGTTGTTAAAGAAAAGTTATGCGCCAGTACCGGTCTTAGTTACAGCACCATCGATTGGGTAAGTAACTGAAGCGGTTGCAAGATCGCCAACAGCACCAGCAACAGGAGTCCAAGTCAACGGAAGAACATTGAATGCGTACTGCGGGTTGCTTGAAGATGCAGCACCAGTACCGTTTGGCTTGACTGTCATAGGTACAGCAGTACCCGCAGCCCAAGCGTCGTAGAACAACTTCTCAATCGTTGGGTAGTCCTGATGCAGTTCAAGTGTGATTGCATTGTCTGCAAGACCTGCGATACGGGTAACCGCACCAGACGAACCGAATGATGTTGTAGCAACTTCAGCCTTTGACAGGTTGAGTGTTACTGATGCAACATAGGACGTGATGTCGGTGTTAGCTGTGCCGAAGGTGACCGCTACGTTTGTGAGAACTTGCTTTGCCATATTGGATACTCCTGCCTTCCGGCACTCGAAGATTTACTACTGAAACTCTACACGCTCGCAGGATTGCGTATCAACTAAGCGTACACCACCACACGGAAGTCAACCATCAGATACGTCGCATCGTTGCCATCCATAGTGGAGATATTTGAGGCAGACTCAACCAACAGATTTGACACCACCCCACCCAACGAACGATCCGCTTCCAATGCTGCACGAACCGAAGTCGAACCCTCATAAGACAGATACCCATCCAAAGCAGTCTGAGCTGTGCGCTCGGCAGACCTGCCCACAACCACAGACACCACGAAAATATGGGTCACTAGTCCACCACGCATCGCCCCGTTGTAGGTGATTGAATCCAACATAGGCCAAGCAAACGGAGCATTGATGTTGTCTGGTTGCTGGGCGTAAGCCCTCAAGCCTGGGATTGTGGCTAAGGCGTTAGAGATACCAGTCTTAATCTCTGTGACTGAATAGCTCATGCAAATATCCGCATACGACGATACGGCTCGACTAGCTGAGCCATATCAGGGTCAAGGAAGCGAGACACACGAATCGCACCCAAGTCACCGAAGCCAGCCACACCGAGCGGAGAGTCGTAGCGTTTGAAGATGCGTGAAGCCTGGATGATTGTGGCTTGTGTGATTGGCTCCGGCACAGAAGGCCAACCGAACACAGCTGTCACTTGAACCAAAGCCTGCTCACCATAGTTCGCATTGACTGTAGGGAACAGGTAATCGCCAACAGCACGAATCTTGTCATAAGCCCAAGTCAACCCGTCAAGGTTTCCGTTCAACGGTTCAAGCTGATAATCGGAACGACTCCATGTCAAGTCAAAAGTTCCGTCAGCCTGAGTGGAACTTTTCAATGTCAATGCTGTTCCAGCGATGTCGTCAATCGAGCAGTAGAACGAATCTTCTGCTTGGAAGATTCTTGCCTCTGCTGTGCCTGTTTGCCAGAAGCGACGATTGCAATAACCATCAATCAGACGTGACGCTGCACCAACACAGTTATCAATCAAGTCGTCATCAAGGGTGTCAGCCGTTCCAATGCGGAGAGCTGCCTTCACTTGGTTTCTGGTTGCGTATCCATTGGTAATCGGCATAGTGAACTGATTCTAGTTGATTGACGCAGCACCACGATACGGCACACCCTCAAGCGAATAGTTCACAAACGGATTCAACGAATACACCTGACATGAATACACATCCCACAACCGTTGCTTCATCGCTCGAAGGTGTTGCTCATACAAAGCCCAATGCGAATCACCAGGCACATAACCATCAACCCTGTCACGCCCACCCAGCGAACCACAATCAGCCCCAACCAACACAATAAACTTCGCCCCCATGTGCGCTGCAAGGTGCATCGCCCCATGAATGCTGGAAGACCCGATAGTCAACTGACCTGACAAAACAGGCCAATCTTTGTCATGCGGGTCAAAGGATGTTCCTGGTCTTCCGGTGCGAGTACCGAACGTGGTGATCTTGGGCATAAACCCACCGAACGATCCGTCAGTTCCGTGTTCCCTTTCAGGTGTGAATACACCAATGCACTCATCCTGCATGGCTTCATGCTTTGAATCCTCGTGGTAATGGCTGAAACAGTAGTAACCCTTCAACCCGAATACTGAGCCAACGAAGTTGACTGCGATGGTCAGCTTGTCGTCAAAGAAGTCTGGTGTCAGATAGTCAAGTGTTGCACCTGAGCCAAGAACATAGATGGTCTCGCCTTTGTGCAAGTTCTCATAATCATCCATTGGGTCTTGTGTGTCTAGATGGTCAAAGTCCCGATTCAGCATGTGGTCATAATTCAATCCCATCCCAGTTCCCTTCGTCGTGTTAAATCCCAATGACCGGCATCGGGTAGACCTGACTGCCAGCGCATCGCATGAAGCGCAGCATTGGATGAGAAGCTCTTACCGTTGCGTTCCTGTAACTCTGGTGCAGAGTTAATCGTAGATGAGTTGTCGTGGCTTATTCGAGCGTCAGAAGTCCAGAAGGGGATATTGACTCGCTTTGCCCGTTCCTCAAAATCGTTGTCCTCAAAATAGGCGGGAACATAACATTCCGAAAACAACCCAACCTTGGCAACCACCTCAGACCCAATCCATGCACAACACCAACCAGGTGTCGCCTCAGTCAATGTCACCGAATCAGGCTGACAATCCTTGTAGAAAACTTGTAATTGTCCAGGCTCAAAGTATGCGTCAGAGTTGAGGATGATCCAGCCGTCAGCGTGAGGGGTTGCTTTGATACCGAGGTTCCATGATGGGGCGACACCAAGGTTCGTTGGCATAGACCAGACGTGATAGTTCTTGACATGGCGACGGTCAATCACCCAAGGCCAATCATGCAACGTGGACTGCCCACCGTTGTCGATGACGATGAGTGTCTCCACCGGATAGTCGATGGATTGCAAGCAACGGTCTAGTAGGTCATACCTGTTTAGGACGGGGACGATGATGACTGGCACCATTCCGACAACTCCTTCATGATTGGCTTCCAATGCGCATCAAAAACCTTGTCAGCCCGATATTGGTCAGCAAAGGCCACAGCCTCGTCTGACACGCCTCTAGGAGCCTCGTAGGCCTCAATCAGAGCCTCCACGATGGACGGTACCTGCGGAGTGCAGAACCATGACTTCTGATGGCTATCCCAGAACGGCTGGATTGCTACAGCTGACCCAACGCCAACCAGCTCTGGTTGAGCGGTGTAGTCCGAAACGATGACCCTCGTACCGCAAGCCTGAGCCTCAATAACAGGAATACCGAAACCTTCACCCATTGAGCAAGCCAGCAACACATCCGAAGCGGTGTACAGCGCAGCCAACGCTTGCTGAGGGAAACCAGTCCGATACGCATACGGATCGACAATCTTGTATTGCTCAGGCTTCACACCGCAAGCCTGCAACAAGTGAACAAGATTGATACCACCCATCGCACCATCACGCTCCGTATGCAAATACAACAAAGCATCAGGACGGTCTTGAGCGAAGATAGCGAACGCCAGAATGTTCTCACCAAAAGATTTGCGTGAAGGGTTCTGGCCTTTGTTTGCAGCGTTCATCATCACAACAAACCTGTCCTCATCAACTTCCATGAGATGTCTGCCGGTGAACTCACCACGACCATTGTTCAACTTCTGTGTAGGAACGAACACATCCTCAAACGCATGAGGCGCATACATCGCATCAACACCCGCATTCTGCAACATGTCCAAACCAAACTTAGACATCGCAATCGGTTTCACATTCGGACGCTTACACCACGACACCACCTCTGGTGGGCAAGGCGCATGGTCAATCGGAACCCACGAAGCGATATTCGGAACCTGATCCAATGACGGAGACTTCAACACCCACACATCAAACAAAGTCATCAACATCGCAGGAATATCACGATTACCATTCGCCCAATCCATCCAATGCGCAACAAGCACATCATCGGAATATGGTGACATCCCTCGTGGATAAAGTTTTATCCCATTCCAAATAGAAGCCATGCCCTCAATGCCGTACATCGCATGGATTGCTACTTCGTGTTTTTGTTTGATGAGCCTTTGGACGACTTGCGCTGTTTGGGTTCCATATCCTGTTGGGGCGAACGGGGCGTTCGAGTACCAGAGGATTCGTAACGATTCGGCAGAGGAAGGTCTGCTTGCTCTGGCAAGTTGGCTACTCCCCACCGGAGCAATATCTCTGCTTCCAGGTCTGGTAACTCGACCGGAGTGTTTTTGATTATTACGAGCATTTCCCACCATTCTCTCCTTC